TTGTAACAAAGATTTTTCCGAGGGTAATTTCAGGAATCGGAGAACATTTCCCGGAATTAGTTTCAAGTATTGCCGAAATGACCTATACTTTGGCACCTACAATTTTGGATGCCATAGGAAATGTGGTCTTACCTACACTTCTTAATACATTACCAGGTGTGCTGACTATGTTAGTCAATGTAGTTCCGCCTGTATTTTTCAATATTCTTGAAAAAGTTTTGGAGTTCTTGCCTGAAATTTTGCAATTGGCGGTAACTTTAATTGATACATTGGCCACAGGCATATCTGAGGCGATTCCTACATTAATTCCGGTTGCCATTGATGTAATAATGAAATTGGTTGATGTACTTTTGAGCAATCTTGATGTGATTCTTGACGCAGCATTTAAAATAATCAATGCTTTGGCTGAAGGTATTTTGGATAATCTGCCTGAGATTTCTCTTGCTACAACAAAAATAGTTTATCAATTAATTGCTACGGCACTTTCATTATTGCCGCAGATTATCTCCCTGGCATTTCAGCTTATCTACACTTTGATTTCTTCAATGGGTAGTGCGATTATGGAAATGCTGTCAGGTGATTTTTGGAAGAAATCACTTAATGCGATTGTTGAATCGTTTACCAATATTGATTGGGCCGGTATCGGAATGAAATGTCTTGAGGGTATTGCTGATGGATTTACAAAAGGCTGGGGTAAACTAAAAGATTCTGCTACCAATATGGTAAATGGCATTAAAAATATCTTTACTGAAGGATTTGATATACACAGTCCTTCAAGAGTTTTCAAACAATATGGTGAAATGATTAATGAAGGTTTGGCTTTGGGAATCGATTCCGGGGACAGTATTAATGCCATGGAGAACTTATCAAAAAATGTTTCCAATGCTTTTAATCCATCTGTTTCCTTTGCTGGAGCAGGCGCAGGCGGTGGAGATTTTATTTTCCCGATTTATATTGGTGATGAACTTGTTCAGACACAGGTTGTTAGGGCATTGGATATATCTAACTATAGATCAGGAGGCAGATAATGGCAACGATTCCTATTTTGAAAAATTATCCGATAAAAATAAATAATACTGCGATACCTTTTAGTGGTTCAATGTCGGAAAAATATGATACAATAGAAAATGTAAACGAGAGTGAAGCCGGAACTGATGTAAGACAGATTACAAGAGTCAATAAATTGACATTAAGTATTTCTTACACAATGCTTTCAAATTTTATTCCAACTCTTGAAGGCTGGAGAGACAGTTTGACCGCCTTGACAGTTGATATTTACGATTTTACTACAAGTGCTTATAAGCAAAGAAGTATGGTAATGCGAAATTACAATAAGAATATTGTTGAGCATTCGCAGGATTTGGAAGTTACCACAGGTATTTGGAAAGTATCGTTTGATTTAATTGAGAATTAATTATGTATGCATTGTTAACCGAATCAAAACAATCTATACAGCACTATGACGTAAGCGGAACCATTGGGAATGAAGAATTTGGCAAGGAGAACGTTTTTCGAAACAGTTTTTCTTTGAATAATCAAATTTCAGGACCAAGTGAGTTCCGTTTAGGCGGTGCATATATCGGACAATTGAATATAACAATGATGGATATCGAAATTGACCGAAATGAATGGGAGAGAAAAGAAATCTCCCCGGTTGTAACAATCGGCAATACGGATATTCCTGTTGGTGTTTATACGATTGATGAAGCTAAGCATTCTGCAGGTATGGTTGCTTTAACCGCTTATGATCGTATGAGCAAATTTAATATAGCTATTGGAACTGATGCAGGTACCAATGGCTTTGCTTATGATCTTTTGTCGCTTGCTTGTCAAGCTTGCGGTGTTACATTCGGAATGAGTAGAGCAGAAGTTGAAGCATTGCCGAATGGAAATAAGACTCTCGTTTTAAATACAATGGGAGATATCGAAACCTGGCGAGATTATATTTATTGGATTGCCGTTTCGCTTTGCTCGTTTGCTGTTATGAATAGGTCCGGGAATCTTATCTTGGGTACGTTTCATAATTCTGTGGATGATTCCATTCCACATACTGTCAGATATAAAGGATCTACTTATGGTGATGAAGTAATCAGATATACAGGTGTAACCATTTATGTTGAGGAAGATAAAACAGTTGAATATTATCATGCAGCTGTAGATGATGGTTATACTTTGAATATTGGTAATAATCCATTCTTTCAGGTTTCCCGGATAATGCGTGAAGAATATATGACAAACATTATTAATGCTTTGTCAAATATTGAATTTAATGCCTGCTCTGTAAAAGTGCCTTTTGGATTTCAGTATGATCTTGGGGATGTACTTCAATATCCAAACGGTCAGGGAAGCGCAACGAATAAATTCTGCGTTATGGGTTATTCGTTCAAATATAATGGTGAATGTGTTTTGTCCGGCATTCCTGGGCAGAAACATTCGCAATCGAAAACGGATAAGAACCTGCAGGGGCTTTTGTCGACAGTTTCAAAGAACGAGTTTACTTCCTACGAGCTGCGAAATGTTGCGCCGATCTCCATCGGAGAGGATGAAAATGTCCGGTTATTATTGGCAAGGATCGCATCCAACACACAGACGAAAGCACAGATTCACGTTGAAGTCAATTTGGAATCCGAAGCGATTGAAGATTATACACAAGGAATCGTCACATACTTGATTGATTCCACAAATACCGAATTTTATCCAACAGAAACATGGGTTGATGGCAAACATGTATTGCATCTTATGTATATTCTGCCGTTACAGGCAAACGATATGCAACAATTTGAAGTGTATATGCAATCGGTAGGCGGTAGCATCGAAATACCTCGAGGCGGTGTATGGCTTTACGCATCGGGTGCAGGACTTGTCGGCGATGGCAAGTGGGATGGCACAATACTTGTTACCGATGTTGCACTTGATTGGGATATTATCGAAATCGGATTTGATTCTGCAAGTGATTCTGTTTCAGTATTGCTTGATTTTGCCGGAGAATATTTAGGCACAGAAGATGGCGAAACCTTAACCACAGAAGATGGCGAAGAAATGATTTTGGAGGGAAATAGTTAATGAAAGCATTTAGTGAATTAACAAGTGCATCACAAGTAAACAATGCAGATATTTTGGCAATATCACAGGAAAATAGTGGTTCTTATGCAAGTAAGAAAACCACAGTAAAGGATGTAACAGACCTTGCGAATTTAAACATAGCTGAAGAGTACGATAGCACTTCATCCTATGCAGCAGACGATTACTGTATATATGAAAGTGTATTGTATAAGTGTACGGCATCCACAACAGGCACATTCGATCCTACGAAATGGACAGCCGTAGTTGTTACCGATGAAATGGGAAGTGGTGGCGGCGGCACAGGTGGACATACCATCATAGACGAAAACGGCAATTCAATGACGGCAAGGGCAGGATTGCAATTTGTCGGTGGTGCTAATGTATCAGACGATAACACGAACAATAAAACCATCGTTGACCTTGCAAGTGCAGGTGGAATTGATGGTGTGTTTATTGATACCGACAATGTTATAAAATCGTCAACAGCGTTCAGAAGTTCAATGTCATATACGGCTACCGAAGATTGTTTCGTAAACTTTTATATTGTTGTGACAGCAAATACTTCAACAAGTATTTCTATAAATGGTGTAAATATTGCTGGTTTTTGGCATAGTAATTTAAATGGTGGTGATCCGTTTGGGGTTTATTTAAAGAAAGGGCAGACCATATCAGTTTCGGGTGCTAATTCAAGTTCAGACAGTAGTTACACAGTTTACGGCATCCAAACAGGCACAACGCATAGCAAATTCCAGCCTGTAATTTATTCCACAGAAGAAAGAGAAATCGGTGTTTGGACAGACGGAAAACCACTTTATGAAAAGACACTTGAATTATCAAGCATACCGAGTACATCTCCTATTTCAATAGATGTTTCGGCACTTAATATTGATGTGATGGCAAGTGCCGTAGGCGAAGTTTATGCTATCTCAAATGGTGCAATCGTTGAAACAGTTGTTTTACCTGCTTATATATCAAGTTCTTATTATGGTGCTATAAGATTTTTGAACGATAATGTTCAAATCTTACATCGTGGTTTAAATGATTATCAAAGCGGAAAAATCGTTATTCAATACACCAAAACCACAGACACCGCAGGAAGTGGCATTTGGACACCACAAGGAGTACCTACCGTTCATTATTCAACGGATGAACATATTGTTGGCACTTGGATTGATGGAAAGACGATTTATGAAAAGACGATTGATAAACACACAAGTCCCGTTGCCGTTAATTCAAATACTTGGACAACTTTTGATACATTTTCAACGGACATAAAAATCATAAATGCAATGGCATTATCCGTTTTTAATGGCGATATAGAGTCATCCTATTGTGTAAATGCTTTTTATGAGAATGGAGAAATCAAAATATTACAGACAAGAAATACCTCAATTTCTATTGGATATTTAACAATTCAATACACCAAATCATCATAAGAGAGGAGCAAGGATATGATTCACGGAAAAACAAAGATTGAATTATACGATGTGAATAAAAAAATCAAGTATATTGTGAAATCGGAAAACACATTCCAAGATACTGTTCTTGCCGAATATTTAAGACATTTTGGCGAGGCTGGGTGCGATCCTTTTCGTGTAGGAAGTTATGACAACAACGATTTGTGGAAAAATGCGTTGGGTGGAATTTTCCTGTTAAAGAATCCCGAAACAGTAGGCAACAAGTTTATGTCTTTGGGTAATGTGATGATTGGCAATGGTAGTTATGGTGTTTCTAATAGTGGAAATCCTAACGAATTGGGAAGTTATAACTCGCAGGAATCGAGCGAAAGCGGAACAGAAGTTTCGATTGTTTATGATTTTGCAACAAATCAAGCAAACGGCAATATCGGGTGTGTTTGCCTAACATCGAGAGTTGGTGGATATATCGGATATGGCAACAGAAGTGGACAGTATCATCCATCAAGAAGTTACAATTTTGAATCCTTGCAAAGCGATAGGGGAGTGATAAATTGCAATGTGCCGAGTGCTTATGGTAATTGGCTTATAAATGTTAGCGGAGATTATTCAGACGGAAAACTCAAAATCGTTAAGACAAGGCGAAGTCTAATTACAGGAAGTGTGTTTAACGGATATTCCAAAACTGTTGAATTTGATTTATCAACAGTTGGCGATGCCTACAATAGATCGGGCAAAACACTTGATTATGGTTGCGACAAAGTTTTTGATATGGGCAATGGAATTTTCAGATTTATCCCTGCCGTTGAAAACAGAAAATATGTTGCACCAAACGAATCGGTATATTACTACGAATTTGATGCCGAAAATGAAACATTAACGCAAAAATCGTTTACAAATTCATCAAGCAACACATTGCTTGTTTCTAACTATGACCCGAGAGATTATGACTATCCCGATGTAATTCACGTTTGTTTCTTTGGCAATTATGCTTTATGTATTCTCAAAGAGCCGACAGAAGCAAGTGGTTCATCAGTTGCGGAAGTGTTTAATGTTAACAATAGCGAACATACCGACACGTTAGACCTTGCAACAATCACAGGTGAATCAGCGGCAAGATGGAGAAGAAGAGGTTATATATCGTTGGATGGTGGTTGGTTTGTCTATATGTCTGATAGAAGTGGCAACATTTATTATATTTACGATGTTGTCAATAAGACAGTTTATCCGATAAATGCAGGTAGTGTTTCGTATGCAAGTCTTATTACAAATCCTTCATTGGGTGCAGGGGTATTGGACAAGTTGTCAACTGGTATTTTCCAAACGAATCATATTGGCATCGTTCACAATCCTTTATACCTTGCAACAATCAATAACCTTGATTCCTATGTAACGAAAACCGCTAATCAGACGATGAAGGTTACATATACTTTGACAGAAGAATAGAAAGGCTTGAATTATGGAAAAAATAATGATTATTCTTAATATCTTTGCAATACTTGGTTTTCCTTCGATTTTTGTTTTAATTTCTGTGACCATTAAGAAGATGAGCAAATACTCCGAGCAGATCAAAATCTTAATGGAGTCCCAACAGGCACAGATGAGAAGTCAGCTGTTAAAAGATTACTACAAATATCGTGACAGAGGTTTTATCTACGAATCGGAATTACAGGATTGGAAAGATTGCTACGAAAAATATCACAAACTTGGTGCTAATGGTGTTATGGATCAGAAATACAAAAATGTCCTTTTATTTGAAACAAGGGCAGAAATTGATTAACTATGGGTAGTTTGATAATCATTATAGGCTTAATTATCATAATCGTGATTATCATTATTGATGATTTTAAGAAAGGAAACTAATTATGGACGTAAAGGTATTAATTGTGTGGTTAGCAGGCATGTTGGCAGTATCGTTATTCACCGGTCTTACGGTCGAAGCAATTAAGAAGCTGCTTAAGGATTTCAACAAGAAGATTCCGAACAATATTCTTGCAAGTGTTGTTTCAATTATATTGGCACTCGTAATAAGCCTGGCATATTCTGTAATTGCAAAAGTGCCTATGGATGGAGTTTATTGGATAGCAGTTGGATTTTTAATGTTTTGTTCTTGGCTTTGTTCCATGGTCGGATATGATAAGGTTCGGCAGTCAATAGAGCAGATCATTGAAGCTTTAAAGGGGGGAAAGGCATGACAGGTCAGGAGTTAGTCGATAAATGTCTTGAAATAAAGAATAAATATAGTACCAAATATGCGAAGGGGACGTTCGGACAGTGTGCGACTCCTTCGTTTATTTATGGTAAGGCAAAACAATATCCGGAGTGGTATACTCCTAAGGATAAACCGAGTAGACTTCCGGTATTATTAGCACTTCCTGATGATACCAGGTTATTTGATTGCGTAGGACTCATAAAAGGTGTAATCTGGGGATTTCCCAATATTGTTTACACTTCAAATGGCATGCGTGATATGAATGATCAGACCATTTGGGAAAAGGCTACAGATAAATCTTTGGATTTTTCCAATATTCAGATCGGAGAGCTACTTTGGCTTCAAGGCCATGTTGGTGTTTATATCGGAGATGGCAAAGCAATTGAATGCACAGGATCCTGGGAAGGCAAAGTAATGATAACTGCAGTAGAAAATATTGGTAAACAACCAGGACTTCATGGTCGAAAGTGGACCGGGCATGGTAAGATTCCGACCATTACTTATGAAAAGAAAAAAACAACAATTCCGGGAAGAGCATTTTATTATGTTAAAAAAGGCGATACTTTAACCAGTATTGCTGCAGCATATGAAATGACTGTCGAAGAATTGGCTTCATATAATCCACAAATTAAAGATATTAATTTGATAAGAACCGGGGAAAGGATTTATCTTTCTCCGGTTTTAGATTCACCTGAATATTATATTGTGAAGAAAGGAGATATATTAGGTAAAATCGCTATAAAATTTAATATTAGTGAAGATAAGTTGTTAGGGTTAAATCCCGACATAAAAAATCCCAATCTTATTTTCATCGGACAGAAAATCAGAGTAAAATAGCTATAATTGATTAAGATGAAATATAAGGAATTTATAAAAATCGATTTGGATTACCTTAAAGAAAATTGTAATTTCACAGACAGTGAATGGCAATATTTGTTGTTAAAGTGCAATGAATACACTAATTTAATGATAGAAGAAGAAATGCACATAACGAAAACAAAAGTTGATAATTTGGCTGCTGCGGTAAAATCCAAGATATATCGAGTGCAAAACAATATAATAAGTGTAGTAAAAATACAGTAATTTTTCAGGAAAGAGTGTGGGTTCTGCCCACACTCTTTTTTTTGTACTATTTTTTTAGAGGTGAGAAACAGGTATGGCATATATTTTTTATAATCCCAATCCTTCAAAAAAAATAGTAGGCGATTGTGTTATCCGTGCAATTACAAAGTTGACCGGTCAAGAGTGGAAAGATGTGCACGTTGAGTTATGCCTGGAGAGCTACGAGTTGGATGATATGCCCTCGAGCAATGCGGTATGGGGTTCATTCCTTTACAAGAGAGGATATCGTCAGCATGTCATACCTGATACTTGCCCAAATTGTTATTCGGTTAAAAAGTTTTGTTATGATCATCCGATAGGATCTTATCTGTTGGCTACAGGAACACATGTTATAGCAGTAGAAAACGGCGACTATTATGATTCCTGGGATAGCGGAGATGAAGTTCCAATCTATTATTGGAGAAAGGAAAATCAATGATTCCAAACAGCAATTATCCCTTTTTTATGCAAAATCAAATGATGCAGAATGCGCAGCAGGCACAAGTGAACAGTCTTATTACAGTTCCTTCGGAAGCTGCAGCAAGAAACTATCCTGTAGCTTATGGCCATTCTGTAATTCTAAAAGATGAAACTGCTCCTTATATTTATTCAAAAACAATGGGCTTTTCACAATTGGACAAGCCTGTGTTTGAAAAATATAAGCTGATAAAAGAAGAAACCACAGAAGTGGCTCCTGCGGTCAATAATGAATTTGATATGAAATTCAGGTTCGATGAAATTGACAGGCAGATGAAAACCATGTGGGCTGAAATTGAAAGTTTGAGAGGAAAGAGAAGAAGAAATGATGAACTTACAACAATTGATAAGCAACTTCAAACAAAACCCGGCACAGTTCTTAAAACAGAACTTCAACGTTCAGATCCCGGAGAACTTAACTGATTCCGGTGATATAATACAATATTTTTTGAACACAGGTAGATTTACGCAGCAGCAGGTTAATAATGCTATGCAGTTGAGAAATCATCCGATGTTTAAGGGCAAATTTTGATATTAAAATGCGCATTTAATATATACGGACTATTCGCTATGAGAATAGCCCTTGACCATTAAAAATTACATGGAGGAAAAAATTATGGCATTTACAGATTCTAACAACGGCATGGTTATGCCGGTAACACCTATGTATGGTGGTGGAAACAATGGTGGCTTCGGTGGCGGTTTTGGCGGTGACTGGGGCTGGATCATTCTTTTGCTTTTGTTCGCAGGTGGCGGATGGGGTATGGGCGGATTCGGCGGCGGTTTTGGTGGTATGTATGAATTTCCTTGGCTCTTTAATGGTCAGCAGGGAATCAACGCAAATACCAACGCTGGCTTTAGAGATGCTATGCTCAATGATGGAATAACATCAATTCGTGATGGTATATCCGGTATTTCAACTCAACTCTGCGGTTGTTGCTCTGATATGCAGATGGCACTTGCTAATGGTTTCGCCGGTGTCGAGGCTGGAGCGAATGCTCGCCAGATGGCAAATATGCAGACCGCTTTTAATCTGCAAAGTCAGTTAGCAGAATGCTGTTCAGATAATAGACTTGCTACCAACGATCTCAAATTTACTATCGCAAATGAGGCTTGTGCTACAAGAACTGCTAATAGCCAGAATACACAGGCTATTCTCGACAAATTATGTCAGTTAGAGTTAGACGGCTATAAGAGAGAGAACGATCAGTTGAGAAGTCAGTTACAGTTTGCGAATATGCAGGCATCCCAGGTTGCCCAGACAGCCGAACTTAAGACAGCCGGCGCAACTACAGCAAATCAGTTAGTCGCTGAATTAAGAAGTTGTCCTATACCTGCACAGCCCGTTTATGGCAATACTCCTATTTTCTCTTGCAACGGATCTTCTTGCGGTTGCGGAATGTAGGAGGTGCTTATGGCAGAGTTTACGAAGAACGAGGTTCAGACAGTTTTACCGAACCAGGTTGTTACCTTAAATACAACGATCGGTTGTAATAAGGGGTATGTATACCACAGAAACGGAAGTGGCATTGTAACTCTCCGGGGCGTTACCAATAATTGTTTTGCAAGGTACCAGGTTACGTTTAATGGAAATATTGCGGTTCCGAGTACCGGCGAGGCTGGACCTATTGCGGTGGCTCTTGCGCTTGATGGTGAACCCTTGCTTACGAGCAGGGCGATTGTAACACCTGCTGATGTTGCGTTGGATCCACCTACCACAGACAATTTCTTTAATGTAACGAGTACGGCAATTATTTCGGTACCCAGAGGTTGTTGTTTTAATGTGAGCGTGGAGAACGTATCCGAGAGTACGGATCCTGCCACAATTCCTGCGCCGCCTATTTTGGTGCAGAATGCAAACTTGACAGTATCGAGAATCGCATAGGAGGGTAAAAATGGAAAGATTATACGAATTAAGAGATACTCTCTGCGATGAATTAAAGGAATATGCGAATAAGGGCAAGGTTGGTGCGAGCGACCTGGAAGCGGTCGACAAACTCACGCATACCATTAAAAATCTCGACAAAATCATAGAAAAGCACGAAGATGGAGAATATTCGGGCAGATATTCGATGGCAAGAAGAAGAGACTCTCGTGGTCGCTATGCAAGCGAAATGAGACCTGCTTATTCGAGAAGAGACGGCTATTCTTATGATATGGTTTCAGAACTTCACAGTTTGAGAGATAACGCACCGGATGAAAGAACTCGTATGGAATTTGATAAATTCATTAAGAAAATGGAAATGATGTAATGATTACAGAAAGAGATTTGAAAGAAGCGATAGCCGAATGCGAGGGAGCAAGAAACCCGACACCGAGTACGTGTGTCAAATTGGCGGCGTATTATTCACTTCTGGATAGGAAAAGACCGGATGTTGGTTATTCCGGATCTGGTCCGGTGTTTATTCCTTATAGCAATTCATATTTTTCGCAGGTTGTTGAAAATGTTGGAATCGAGAACGCTTTTCCGGTTATTGATGAGTTGATGGAAACATTGTACGTTATCAACCGACCGCTGTATGAAAGCGTGATTGCTAAAATTGAATAAGTGAAAAGGGCGGCAGAAATGTCGCTCTTTTTTTATTTATTTTGAAACTTTTTTACACTTTTTTGATATAAACTGTTGCAAAGTAATTCAAAGTATGGTAATATAAAATCACAATAAAGGATGGAGGTAATCAATATGAAGATTGAAAATGTAAACATTGAAAAAGGTAATGTAAGAATAAACTTAAATCTCAAAGGAATAAGAGATGGGATTATGAGAGTTGAATCAACTGTTAAGACCAGAGGAATGGGAATACCGGAATATCTTCCGTTAATATATGATGGATCTACAATTCAGACATACAAAAGTAATGGCTGGAAAGTAACGATATTAAAAAGTTTGTTGAAATAAGGAGGTATGGATATGAGATATTACTTATTACACAATGGGAACCGAGTTTACTTCGAATTTAGTCTTGAAGGCTTTAAGAAAGCCCAGGCTTATGTGGAAGCACATAAGTTAGGCAAGCGCAAGTTGTATGTTTGTAAATAGGAGGTGATTATATGAAAATAACAATTTCTATATGCGATAAATTCAGATATTTTCTTGAGTGTGATGATGGAAGATTTATAAAAAGATTTGTACATAAAAAGGTCTGGATTTTTAATCATCAGTTGGAATCTTTTAAAGAGATAATATTGGGTTTGTGTGATCCGGATGAAGAATGCATCTTTATAGATAGGAGGTAATGTATGCATTGGTTTTATAATGACGGCGGCAGAAGTAAATATTTTAAAGGCGAAGCAGGTGATTGCGTTATCAGAGCGGTTGCGATAGCGACCGGTCGGGATTACCTGGAAGTCTATAATGAAATCAAGGCTTTTAATAAAGGCAAGAGTTGCCGAAACGGAACTCCACATAAAGTTGCCAAGAATTATGTTAATTCTCTTGGTTTTGAATGGGTTCCTACAATGAAAATCGGATCTGGGTGCCAGATGCATCTATGTGATGGCGAACTTCCGAATGGAATATTAATTGTTATGGTGTCGGGACATTATACCTGCGTTAAGGATGGCGTGATTTATGATACGCACGATTGCTCTCGTGAGGGTACCAGATGTGTTTATGGATATTGGATTGTGAGATAAATTCTTAAACTAAATGAATTATTATTGTTGCGTTTTGTAGCGTTTTGTGGTATAATGATGAAAATTGAGAAAGGAGGTTTGCTATGAAAGATTTAATTCTTAAGTTCCGTATGGATCATTCGTTATCCCAGCGTGCGATGGCGGCGAAGTGTGGTATATCGCCTACCACGTTAATGCGAATCGAGTCCGGCAAGGAACCGAGTTT